CGAACCTCACCGAGCCGTAGGAGAGCGCATGAGCTACGTCACAGGCAGACCGCCGTACAACACCCCGAACTTCGGCTTCCCGCTCCCAGGCGGCACCAGCCTGGCGGACTACATCACCTACACCGAAGCGCTCGCGAACGCCATCGACACAGCGATGCTGACGATGCAGAACACCCTCACCCCGATCAGCGCCGCCCAGCCGACGTACGTCGCGAACCTGCCGACCACCAACCTCGTGGACGGCATGGAGGTCTACTACCAAACGTCCGCGATGGCGAGCAACGGTCAAGCGTGGCATCTGCGCTACCGCGCGGCGGCACCGGCCGCGACCCGCTGGGAGTTTCTCGGCGGAGCACCCATCGACCAGGTCGTGCCAGGCGGCGCGGGCGGAGGCGGGTACGCCGGGCCGCTCGCATCCGGTTTGAACCCCGTGCCGTCCGGTCCAAGCATCGTCGTGCCGCGACCCGGCGACTACATCTTCAGCTTCGGGGCGGTGATCCAATCCGCGCTGGTAGGGACGGTCAACGTCGGGATCGACGGCGGTGGGATCGCGTCGAACGCCGCGCCGATGATCCAGTTCTCGATCAACACGGCCGGGGCCACGTTCCGCACCGCCTCGCTGTCCGTCCGGCGCAACGTCAGCGCCGCGAACGCGACGCTGGCGATGTTCGCGACCGCTACCGCCGCTGACGTGACCGTCGGCGCTCGCTACCTGAACGTCACCCCAATCAGGCTGGGCTGATGCCAGCGGTAGCGCTGACCCCGGCCGCGACTGCTGTCACAGCGGCCGTTGGGACGGTCAGGACCACCGCGCCGCTGACCCCCACGGCGCGGGCTCTCATGCGGGCGCTGAACCAGGTCGGCGTCCCGGTGATACGGACGCCGAGCCCGCAGACATGGGACAACCTCGCGAGCCTCGGTACCTGGGATTACGTCGCCCGGATCTTCGCCTCCTGGGACGACCTCTACTTCAACCGCCAGCAGCCCGTACCAACCCCGCCGATCCCAGGGCCGCAGGCGGGTGTCACACCGGACCTCGCGGGGCTCAGCCTGGCCGGTGCGTACCAGGCGGGGCTCGCCGCCGGGTACACCAACTTCCAGGTGGTCGCCTACCGCCAGTCGTACATGAGCAACCCGGAGTTCCTGTACCTGGAGGCCGCGCCCGCCGTCGGGTACGTCGCGCAGACCACCTCGCCGGGAACCGGCGGCGGCGGAGCCCCAGGGCCGAACACGCCGCCGCAGGGGTCGTTCTTCACGTTGCAGCCAACCCCCGGCGTTGCGGATCAGAGCCCTAACCCAGGCACCCCAGTCTCGACCAACGGGACGTTGTCCTTCGTGTTCCAGGTCGGTGACGACCGACCGCAGCCCAACGACGTGCAGGGCTGGGTGACAGACGGCCCCGACGCCCAGTCGGGAACGTGGGTGTACTGGCGGTACACGTTCCCGGCGAACAACGTGCCGTCCTCGTTGCAGGACAGCATGAACATCTACAACACCCCGCCGATGACCCCGGTGGACGTGACCAGTGCGGAGTGGCCGCTGGTCGCTCAAGACCCGCTGGTGATCTTCACCGCTCCGCCGCTGCTGGCACCCGAAGACCTGCTCAGCGAGGTGCCGCCGTTCGAGCAAGGCAGCTACGAGATCGCGACGGTGTTGCGCGTGGTCGCCAACGAACTCGCGCGGATCGAGGCTGCCCAGCAGGCGCTGACGCAGCAGTGGTTCCCGTCGAGCGCGGACGTGCTGCTCGCAAGGTTCGAGGCGATGCTCGGGCTGCCGGAGCAGCCGCTCGACGGCTCGGGCAACCCGGTGCCGCTCGACGTTCGCCGCAGCCTGGTGCTCGCGTACATGCAACGGTTGCGAACCGAAGGAACGGGGCTTGACTGGATCGCGAGCATGAACGCGCTGGCGGGCAACGCCTGGAACTACCAGGAGCACAACCCCGCCGACCCGGCCTCTCCGCCTGCGTACACCATCGCCGTGAACATCCCGCAGGTGTTCGCGACGGTCGGCTGGAACTACGTGCGGGGCATTACCCCGGCGCACATCGCGATCACCGAGGGCTACACGGGCGGCTGGCTCGTGGGGATCGCTGATCTCGACCAAGACAATCTGTGACCCCCCGCACCTTCGACCATAGGCTTCAACTGTGAAACACCGGCAACTCACGTACGGGCACCCGGTGCCCCAGAGCTTCTTCGACGCCTTCGAGGAGTTCATCTCGACGCTCGCGCCGAACTTCACGCTGTCGATCCCCCAGGGCTCGAACAACCAGGTGCAGATCGTCGCCTCCGCCGGCAACGGCCAGGTGGGAATCGGGATCGAGGGACTGTGGCGATACATCAGCGCACCGATCAACACCCAGATCACCGGGCCGGCGGGCACCTACGACCTGTTCGTCACCTGCCAGGACAACAACTTCGTGACGAACCCCACCCCACCGCCGCCCGAATCTGACAACACGAGCTACGCCTTCAACCTGACCGCCGTCCCGACCGGTCAAATCCCGACCGGGGTGCCGCACTCGCGGCGAGTTGGGCAAGTCGTCACCGACGGCACCCGCATCCTGGTGCTGCGCCAGCTAGTCGGAACCGTGGACGGCCAGCAGCTTCTGCAACCCGGCATGATCCAAATGTCCGCCGCGCCAAACCCACCGCCCGGCTGGCTTCTGTGCAACGGGGTGGCGGTGTCGCGCACCACCTACTCGGCGTTGTACGCCGCGCTCGGCGGGCCGAACAGCGCCTGGGGGCAAGGCGACGGGGCGAACACCTTCAACGTTCCCGACCTTCGAGGTCGGGTGCCGGTCGGTGTCGGTACCGCAACCGGGGTGTCGCCTGCCACCAACCGTGTGCTTGGTGCTATGGACGGCGCGGAGCAGGTCATCATCAGCGTGAATCAGATCCCGGCCCACGGACATCACATGGACTTCTACTCCCAGGGGGAGGACCGCGACCACGAGCACCTGTACCCCGGCGGGGGCGTCAGCGGAGGCCCCAGCTACGCCTTCCAGGACCAAGGCGCGTGGACGAACGCGCTGGTTGGACCTATCGGCAGCGGCGGCTACGGGTTCGCGAACGGCACCGGGTCGCACTGGGACCTGGCAACCCTCGCCTACCCGTACTCGGGTGGTGGCAGCGTCCCGGCGGCGTGGACGACGGCGCGTAACACCGGCCATCTCCACGAGGTCGTTGGCGACACATGGAACGCAGGCGGCGGGCAGTACCTCAGCGTGGTCCAACCGCTCCAGGTCGTCAACTACCTGATCAAAACGTAGGAGATAGCTCCTGTTATGCTCTAAGCCGCTACCGGAAACGCCGAGATCCCCACTCCTCGGTCGGGATTGAACGGCTCGGCAGCCGGTATATCGCGAAACGACCCGCTCACGGACCCCGGTTCCGGCGGGTCGTTTCCCGTTCAGGGTCAGAATGCGTTGACGTGCACGGCGATGATCACGACGATCACGAGGATCGCGACGAGCATCAGGAACGACAGGAGTGGGATGTCGATGCGCATCCCCCCTACCTACCCGGAAACGCCCCTCAGGACTTGCCTGGCGGCTCTCTAAGCGGCGTAGCCAGCGTCGCGCTTGGCCTGCCACCTCTGGAAGCTCTCGCGGCTCCCAGCGACCGTCCAGATCGTCACACCCACCTGCCGGTCGTAGATGTTGCACTGCCCGTCGGCGCTCGCGACCTCAAGGCGCTGCTTCCCAGCGCGGTCAAGCACGTACACCGGGTCTACGCAGTGCGGCCACCCCGCCGCGTTGTGATGCTTGTGGAGGTCGAACGCATCGAGCGAGGAGAAGTGCCGACCGCACTCCCCGCAGTGGTACTTGCAGGGGCGTCTAAGCGGCTGGGACCGGGGCATCTTCAACGACCTCGCCCTCGATGGGGATCGAGCCGCCGTGCTTGAGCACGTAGTCCACCACCTGCTGAAGGATCTCGGTGCGCTTCACCTGGTCCACGCCCGCGAGCGTCAGCCGGATCTTCTGCGGCAGGAAACTGCCGGGCCGCACCCGGTTCGCTTCCGCGAACGCGATCTGGAGACGCTTCGCTAGCTCTGGGTCTGGACCCCAGTCGGGCTCCTGGCCCATCGGCTCCTGCTCCACGATCCCGCCGAGCTTCTCGTCGTACCGTGCGCCGACCTCGTCCTCCGGAACCAGCCCGGTGATCGAGAACGCCTTCCGCAGCGCCATCGACTCCGCGACCTTCAAGATCATCGCGTCCGGGTACTGACCCCACGACTTGTTCGCCCGCCGGTAGCTGGAGTGCTTAGCCAGGAAGAACGTTGGGCGACGGCCCTCGCGGAACACGCGGCACCACGCGCCGATGATGTCCTGCTTCATCCGCTTCTCTGCCTCCACCGCCGCGTACGTGTGCACGAACCCCTCCGGCGTGCGCTCGATGATGTCGGAGGCGTAGATCACGTCGCCTTCCATCCCCCCGAACGTTTCGTAGCGGTTCGCGATCACCAGCAGCCCGTCACGAGCGACGATGGTCTTGTAGCTCGGCGGCTCCCCGTCCTTCCCCGGCATCTTCGCCAGGTACACCTGACCGGCGAACGGGTCGAGCTTGTACCGCGCGGTCAACTCCAGGAACATCAGCAGCGCCCCGGTGTCCGCGCCACGGGCGACGGTCTGCTTGATCAACGCAAGCTGCTCGTTGTCGAACCCGAACCGCGCCGGGAGCGTCAGCGGCACCGGCAGTCGCACCACCTGCTTGCTCGGCTCAGGGCTGTAGCCGTTCTCTGGGGGTTCTGGCTGTACCTCGGTCTTAGCCATTCCGTTTCCTCTCGTCGGCGAGCGCTATCGAGCGCTCCAGTCGTTCCAGCAGATCCGTATCCTCCTCCGGCTCCAGGTCCGGCTTCGGGATATGAATCTCAAATCGTGTGCTTATCGTCTCACGATACAGGTCGTCCAACGACTCGCCGGTCGCTATCGCCTGCTCCATCTGCTCGCGAGTGGGACGGTCCACCCGCTTGGTGACGCGGTGGCCGTACACCCGGTTTGCTTTCGCGTCGCGCACCGGGATCGGCCCGTGCTGCCCAGCCCAAACCTTCAGCGCCTCCTTGTTCTGCTTCATCGCCGCCTCGGCGACGAGCACCTGCGCCGCGACCGTCCCGGCTTCCTCCATCGAGGAGATCCGGCCGGTGCGCTTCGCCGTTGGGAAGATCGGGCACGCTGTCGGCCGGGGGCAGTAGGAGCAGTGACCGCCCGGCGACGGCTGCCACGAGTCCTCCTGCACCGAGCGGTCAAACCGCTCCACCAGGGCCGTGACTGTCTGCTCGATCTCGTCAAGCTGGTCGCGGTACAACGTCGCCTCGCGTGGCTGCGAGTAGCGCGGATAGAACTCCCGCAACGTCACCGACATCAACGACGGGTGGTTGCGCATCGCCAGCAGCGCGTAGAACCGCTGCTGGAAGAACCCGCCTTCGGAGATCTCCGACGCCGGCGGCAGCCACCATCCGGTCTTGTAGTCGATCACGACCCCGCGATCCAGGTCCGCGCCCTCGGCGAACAGCGCGTCCAACTGGCCGGTGATCTCACGCTCCACGAACCCACCGTCGGGGTTCGGGTAGTAGACCTTCCACGTCAGCCGCTCCTCGATGTCCACCAGCCCGCTGATGTTCCAGCGTGTCTCTCCCGCGAACTTCTTCGTCATCCACAGAAGGTCGTGGATCTCCCGCATCGGGATGTTGACGATCTCGTTCAGCGGCACGTCGGCCTGACGCAGCGTTTCGAGCAGGATCGCGAGCGCGACATCCACCTCGATGGAGTCCTCGCCCTGCGCCGCCATCTCCCGCAGAAACTTCGCCGCCGCGCGGTGCCAGATGATCCCCCGGCCCGACGCGGCGTCGCTGAAGCTCTTGCGGTAGCGCAGGTCGAACTGCGTCGCGAGCGCACACTCGTCAAACCGCGACAGCAGGGACTGCCTCACAGTGGGAAACGCCTCCAGCGCCTTCGGGTACGGGACCGTCACGCTCACCGTTTCCTCGCCTTCATCTCGTTGACTGCCCGCTGCACCGCCACCTCGTCCACCTCCCAGACCGCCTTGGGTCGCGCATGACACTGCGGCTGGTCCGACGGAGCGGTACGCCCCGTGTTGCGAATGAACCCGGCGTCCCGTGCCGCTCCGAAGACCGCGCCCCATGCACGCCTCTCACGAGGCTGCTCCGCGTCCTTCATGGCGTCTGCGGTTAGCTCGCCGCCCTGCTTGAGCCGCTCCCACAGCGCCCGCTTGCCGTTCTTCAGCCAGTCCTCGTCAGCGTTGCTCTCGACGCGGTCAATCGCCTCGTCGCGTAGCTTCCGGCCACGCGCCAGGCCATCTGGATCAGGGTTTGCTGCGGTCATCTCCTCGGTCGAAAACCACTCTCGCACGAGCCCCGGACA